GTGGCTCCTAATATCGTAGTTACACTAGGAAGTCTATAAGAACTTATCTCATACACACGTTTTCCTGTATCCGGATCCGTGATCTGTTTTCCGTCTAAGTAATTGTATTTGTTATTTTTCTTCATTTAAAAATCATTCCTAACTCCAAGAGAAAAAGTAATTCTAGGTTTTATTGTAATAGATTGATGTACTTCTCCTGCTTTAATTTGTAATAAATCTCTTGCTTCTAGTATAAACTTTTTTCCATCAACAATATACATTGTTTCTCCAAACAAATTATATAAATAAACATCATAATTATCTTGGTGAATGGTACCACTGTTTCCTTGTAAAAAAGATAAAAACACAAAACCATCTAATTTTACATTTTTTAATTGATATGTCTCTGCTAATTTTTGAATCAATTGACTAAAAAATTTATCCGAATGTAAGTTTTCAATACAAAAAATACTTCTAAACACTTGTTCTTCTACTATGTATTTATTTTTTATAACACTTTTGTAGTCACCCTTTGATATCATTTCAAAGAAATTATTAAAATCCAATTTTTTATAAATTTATTCGACATCTTCGTACATCTTTTTTTCTTCTTCATAACCTTCCATTAATTCTTCATGTAAAGTTTTTTGTTGTTTAAAATTTCTTTCGAACCTACTCTTTTCTATATACTTTAAATGTTTAGTCCAGGCCCAAGAGTTTATCTTGCCAGACCATTTCATAAGAAAATGTAGATATGCATAAATAAATCTATCCAACATCTTTTTTATCTTCCTCTATAGCTTTTCTTACTTTACCAGCATTTCTTAAAATCCATTCTACATTATCAACTGTTCCTAACAAAGTATTTTTAGCTTCTAATCCTCTTCTCATAGCTTGGTAACCATCGTTTTCATAATGATAGTAAACATTACCATCTCTTACAAAAACCCATTCTTCATATTGTGAACTCATGTTCTATTTTCCTTGTATAATTGTAAGTCAATTACCTTTCCACTTTCTATTTGTGTTGTATAGTGCTCAATGACTTGTTGAATCTTAGGTAGTTTAGTATGAGCCCAAGGCCATAATAAACAGCACACATAATACGCATCACGAAAAGTACAACGCCATCTATATTGCATAAGATATTTTGTACCATCTACCCTCAAACCTTTTCTTGGTTTCTTGGTCAGTGTTCCAACACCCAAGGTTTCGTGCACCCAAACGAGAACACTACGGTCAGTCATAGTGATCTCCATACTTAAACGTAAACTATTAGATAGTCTGTAACCCTTTCCTTTGTGTTTCTTTTTCTTCTCTATACCACGTTTAAAATGTATAGATCCTTCTCCATCAAACAGTCCTGCTATGTAAGCTTTATCAGTATCATCTATCACTTTGTACCACCAATCTTAAAACAGTTGTGTACGGATTAGGGGTCAAATCTCTAGTGCACTGAGTAAGTAGGATTATCGATACTAAAATCATTATCATCTTCATAATCATAAATTTCCCCCTGTGACTCACAGTCCCAGCATTGATGTACCATATCTTCTTTCTCATAAATGCAAGCGACTTTTACATATCCATTACCTTTACAGGTAGGACAAATGTATACTCTTTTAACTTTTTTTGAACTTGCCATTTAATTTCTTCGCTTTCTCGTTTGCTATTGCTTCTATTGTTTTTGCTACGCTTAGTTTCGCATCGGGCAATATTATCTTTGATAACTTATCTAAAGTAGCGTATGTTTCTTTACTTAAAGAAACATTTTTGTATTTAGTCATGTCTGTCATGTTGTTTCCTTTCATGTTAAGCTTGACTATATAGTGCATTATATAGGATTGTCAATGACAAAATTTATTTTAGTTATGTTTTTATGCAGTCAACTGCCTGGAAACGAGTGTAAACAATTTGAACCAGAATACAACGATTTTAAAGATTATCATGAGTGCGCAAGACACGGTTATGACTCTGCTGCTGTGTTAATGAATGAGTTTAGTGATGGTTTTGTTGATGATTACAGGGCCTATATTATCTTTGATTGTAAAGAAGAAAGCACAGTTTGACAACATCTTTGAATTATGTTAGTGGGTTAGAATCTTCTCACCATAACCTATCCTTACTATTCCCTCTTTAGGATAGGTTTATTTTTAAACCACGCAGCTATTGTATATCTAGTGCCTTCTTTAATACATTTAACACCATGTTTGTAATAACGTCCATCAAAAAACAAAGCTCTTCCTGTTTTAGGGGTTATGATTGTACCATCTTCAAAATAAGTTTGGCCACCTACATAATCTTCATTTAAATAAATAATACAAGCAAGAGTCGTCTCTAGTTTAGCATCATCAGTATGTAAATTATGTTCACTATTTTTAGGCCATTTTACAATATGCACCCAATCTAATGTAGAATTGTTTATTAAAAAACTTTCTTTGTCTAACTCTTCTCCAATATTTCCAAAGTCATTAATTTTTAAAAAATTTCTATCTCTATATTTTTGAATTTTACTTGCGTTATCGTGATAAGCTTTAATTACTTCGACACATGTTTCACGTGTTAAATAATTATCTTTTACATTAATAATCATTTCAAACCAGCCGCTTTCCGTGCACGTACTAACAGCCGGCCAAACTCCAGGTCCCTACCTTGCGGATCATCGGTAACGTACAGGGAAATGCCATTGGCAAGATTTGGACGCCCTTGAGCTTTCAGTTCAATTTTATCTACACATACAACCATAAAAGTGACCACTATCGTCATTCATTAGATGTATGTTTACTTTGTCTACGTATCCTGTTAGTTTTGCTCGAATTATCTCGCACAATTCCATGCAGTTTACTGGTTCCGACAAAGATATATGTTCCATCATTTGCTTTGATAATGGAATCAATTGATACAATCCGTCGTTTAGTATTATTAAGTCCATTATTTTTTTCGTTTGTTATTTTGTCTATTTGGTCTAACGTACTCACCATTTCTAGTCCCCCATTCTATTATACTTTTGATACCTGGTGCTTTCAAATTCATGTTTACCCCAAAAGGTCTCCATGCTTTTTTCATTAAATTTAATTCCAGTATTAGGTTAGACCATTGACCAGGATTAGTACCATCTACTGTTATTGTTATAGTTTTTTCTTTCATATCCTATGTATAGGATACTACAGGATATTTGTCAACCCTGTCCTTTGTAACGAGTCTGTTTTTTTTGACGTTTTTCGTGTTTATTTTTATTTTTTTTATGTTGACGTGCGCCTCTTTTCTTAGGTTTATCACGAGGTGTAAAGAATTTAAAACTTTTTTTAGCCATCTTTCCATTCTTTTACAAAAGGATCCGCATCTTTTGGTTTTGCAACGTGTGGTAGATAACTTATCTTACCATTTATATATTGTTGTAGATCTGATCCACAATTCATACATCTATATAATTCAGGAGTTAAACCAACTAACATAGTAAACTCATCACACGTCGGACATTTACCATTAACTATCTCTGCTGTTACTTTAACCATTATATTTTTTTCTATCGTATGCTTTCTTATTCTTTATCACTTTATGTTTAAAATGTCTAAGTTGTTTTGCAATAGGATTACGTGCCTTATTTCTTTTTTTCATTACTCTAGTATGAGTTTCTTAATAGATAAAGAGCCATCAATATTTGACTCTAATTCTGCCATAGATTTTATACATTGATATTGAATATTATTATTTTTATTCGTTCTCATGGCAATTCTTTTACCTTTCAAACACTCAGACATAGTTTCCTGTATTCTGTGTTCCTTGATTTCTCCGTTGACAATCATAAGAAGGGCTATAATTAACTCGGTCAATGTGCACCTCCATTTTTATTTGCTCTTACTTTATCTTTTAGGACCTCAACATCTATTAAAAGCTTCTCAGTTTGTTTTTGAATAAATTGGATATTCACTTTATTATGCATCATATCCTCGATCCGTGTTTCAATCTGCTCGACACTTTTATAAAGGTCTTCGAGTAAAAAGTGCTGCTCCTGATCGACGGGGACCTGTTCTGATTTTTTTAACAAATCATTTGTAAACAACTCACGTGAAGTCTCTAACGATACTAATCTTGAAGTCAACTCGGTATAAGCGAAGACGCCCATCGCGACGAGAATTATTAGGCTAGCTACGGTTTTCATCGGCATCTGCACGGCGGCCGATTCCGATATGTTTAAAGGTTTATTACTCATTCAATTTCATTCCAGGCAGCTTCTTCATCTTCATCTACCTTTGGTTTTGGCAATGGTAATAGAATTTTTTCGTCTGTCAAGTCATCTGTTAAATATTTTGGTATCACTAGCTTCTTTTTTCCTGAATTTATGAACTTATCTCCCATTAAAGTGACGTCTGGGTTCTCTTTTTTATAATCATCTTTTAATTCATCCCACAAACTTTTTGAGTTATCAGGTCTAGTATTATCTCTTGCAGGGGTTACACCTCTACATTTTGTAACTAATAGTCTAAAGCTTTCATTCTGTGCAAGACTTGGGTTACTATTTACTCTACCACACATCTTCATCAATTCTAACTGTTGTTTGATTGCTATGTTTTCTTTTGTAGTTTTACAGTCTGTGCCTAAATATTTTCTGTAAGTTATACTAAAATTTCTAGAATCATCGTCGTAGTCATTGTTGTTTGATGTTTTATAATTTTGATCTCTGTTGTATTGGTCAACTCTAAATTCCATTTCACCACATCTTACACCATACTCGTTAAGATATTCGTTTCTAGGATATGCTGGAGTAGCACAGAAAGCTAACATTGTTAGCATAAGTATAAGAAGTCCTGTAAAGTAATAATTCATCCTGGCCACCTCCATGCATAACTACCTATTTAAATCCTTAATATCATAGTCATGCTCTCTAACTTGATCTGCTAATTGTCTATACAAATTTTCTGCCATTTGCCAAGTGGACTCAGCAGAAGTTAGTCTTGTATTTTGATCTACAATTTTATCTTCAGCAACTGATAAATCTCTTTTTAAATCTACAATTGCTTGTTGATTTGAATTAATTGTATCTGTAAGATTTACAATATATCTAACACCAGTAAAAGTTCCGACTAAGACCGAAGCCACAACCGGAACTAATACTATGTTTTTTTTTAATAAAGCTGCTAAATCCATTACTTAACTATGTAGGCTATAACAAGTACAGCAACTACAAGACATTCAATCTTATGTTCTGACCAGTAATGCTTAGCCTTACTTTTTATTTTATCAATCATTTTTTTTCTCCTCTATTTCATAGAAGAACTTATCCGTATCTTCTGTACGCCAAGCTCTACTATCTTCAACGTTCCATTCAGAAGTCTGCACTTTCCAATCAGGAATATTATCTTTCACAGTGAAAGAAGGTATGTCCCATATGCATCTATTGTTAGGTTGTGCTGCAAAATTACCATCATCTAAGGCAATAATGTGAGCGCACTTATGCTCGTGCGGAATCTCT